GCGTCCTCGAGCTCCACGGCGCCCTCGACGACGGCAAGGGTCGGGAAGATCGATGACGCCAGGCTGTCCAGGGTGCCGCGCATGACGTGGCTGGAGATGTTCTGCAGGTCCATGGTCTTGTCGGACATGGACGTGCCCCAGATCGTGTGGGGCTCCAGGATCGGGCTCACGGCCGCGATGCGGACGCAGGGCTCCTCCTCGTCGAAGACGATCTCAAAGGCCTCGCCGATCGCCCGAATGAAGTGCAGCTCGGCAATGTCGTCGTCGTCCGTGTCGACGCGCAGCCAGCCTTCGAACAGGAAGACGTCGTTCTGGCTCTCGTCGCCCGTGGAGGGGCTCTTGAAGTCGGGGTTGAGCTGCCGGAGGAGGGCCTCGCTGTTGGCCCCGAAGGTGCCGTCACGGCCGCCCCTGGCGCGCTCCACGGCCTCCTTGTCGACGCCCATGGCGATGAGGTCGGAGGCCTTCACGTAGCGCCGCCGGCCGAAGAGCGTGGCGTCGTCCTCGCTGCGCGCGTGGCGCGAGATGACGACCTCTTCGGGCGGGATCGGGTAGTATTTCAGGAAGCCCCGCTTGCGCGTGCGCTTGATGGTGGCGTCGATCGTCACCTCAAGGTGCGCGGCGATCTCGATCTGCTGCGCGGGCGTCAGGCCGGGATCCTGCAGGAGGGCCTCGACCTCGGGGTCGCGCTCCACCTTCACGCGCTGCTTCGTGATGGTCACGTCGGGGTCGGCGGCGAGGAGCTTCATCTGCGCCGGCGAGAGGTCCGTGTAGCTCTGCGAGATGGTCTTCTTGTCCTCGCACCACTCCCAGCCGACGAACCCGACCTTCTTGACCAGGGCGTCCTTGAACCAGGAATAGAACAGGGTGAAGCGGTTGTTCCCGTCGGCCTCGGTCGTCCAGTTGATGTAGTCCGTGGCCTGCTCCGCGGCCTCGATGTCCTCGACGTTGTTGGGTTCGAACTGGACGACGTCCTCGCCGCCCACGAACACACGCATGAGGCTCGGCATGATGGCGTCGACCGTGTCGGCCGTGACGCGCAGGACGATCTGGGAGCGGCCCTCCTCCTCGTCCCCGAAGGGGTGGCCCTGGTAGTAGGCGAAGGCCTGCTCGCGGATCGGCGCGATGACGCTGTCCACGTAGTCGGCCGCGTCGTCGTATTCGGCCTTCAGGACGCTCTGGAGCGTCCCGTCATCCTCGTCGCCGTCACCCACGGCGATGTCGTCGAAGACCTTCAGGGGGTTCGGGCCGCCGCGCTCGCTGTCGTCGGCAGGGGTCTTCTTCCGCTTGCGCGCCATGGCTCACCCGTCCTTGCGTCGCGCGAAAGATACATTTCGCGGGCAACGCAAGCAACTAGGCGCGCGAAGCGGGCTCCGGCCACCTCTTGCCGCGGATGATGTAGGACACCATGGCCTCCGAGATGCCGTAGAGCTTCGCGTACTCGTGCCCCTTGAGGCGCTGCGTGCGGATGTCGTCCACGGCGTCCTGGTCGAGCTTGATCGTGCGCACCAGGGGGCGCCGCCGCACCGGCAGGCGCAGGGCGGGTGGGGTCTTGCGGAGCGCGGGGGCCTTCACGATGGCGATGTCGTAGCCGAGCGTGTTCAGCACGGCGCGGAGGTTCGACAGGCCAGGCTGGCGGCCCGACGTCCACTTGTGCATGGCGTTGCGGGACACGCCCGAGGCCGTCTCCATCTGCCGGAGCGACCAGCCCTGCTCCTCGATCTCGCGCTTCACCAGGTCGATGATCTCGCGGTCCCTCAGTGCAGTTTGCCGGCCAGCCATAGCAACCCCAGAACAGTGAAGAACCCGACAAAGTAACCCTGCGTCCATTCCTTTGACATCACACGATCCCCTTAACGTTTCGACGGAGGGGCCCGGCGTTTTTATCTCGCGGACGCCGCGCATATCTCAACATCATCAGCGCATATCTTGTGGCGCTCATGATGTCGTCGTTCTCCTTCACGACCTTGCCCTCCTCGCGGTGGTAGAGGCGGAACTCCTCCAGCCACATCGACAGGTGCGAGAAGACCTTCAGCCGGCCCGTCTCCATGCGGTCCAGCATCATGGCGATGCCCGCCTCCACCCCATTGCCGCCGTCGGGGAACGTCGCGCGCTCCCAGAGCAGGTCCAGGCCCTGCTTGCGGTAGAGCTCGGCAAGGGTGTCGCCGCTGGAGCGGTCGCCCGTGGACATGCCGTCGTGCGGCCAGGCGAAGGGGACGTCGCCCCAGGCCTTCAGGCTGGCCGCGTGCTGCAGCGTCGTGGCCTGCCGGACCCGGTAGTCGTGCGTCACGTAGACCGTGTCGCTGTCGCGGTCCCAGGCCAGCCTGGCGGCGGCGGTGGGGTGGTCCCACCCGAAGTCGATGCCGGCGATCCTCGGCCAGTGGGCGGGGATCGAGAAGGCGTCCATGACGATCGAGGCCTCGGGGATCGGGAAGATCCGCCCCGAGCCGAGCATGGGGATGCCGCGCGTGCGGGCCTCGCGCTCGTGCGCCGGATAGGAGGCGATGATGGCCTCCCTTTGCTCGGCAGGGATGTGCAGGGCGTCGTCGATGGTCATCTGCACGATCGCCCGGTCGCCCGTCTCGGGGCGGGGGTAGAACATGCGCACCACCTGGGACATGCCCATGAGGGGCGTGAAGGTCATGTAGGCCATGCCGCCCGTGGCGTTCGTGCGCGTCAGGCCCTCCATGTAGATCTCGAGCGGCGGCTCCTCGTCGTACCAGACGAAGTCCAGCGTCTCGCCCTGCCACTTCTCGCGGCCCTTCTCGTAGCTCTTGAACGAGAGGGTGCTCTTGCCGCCGTTCTTGTGCTGCACGACGACGGTGTCGAGGGCGTCGGCAATGCCGCGCGCGGCCGACGTCTCCAGGATGTGCCGCTTGGGGATCATGCCGGTGCCGATCTGGCCCGGCCGGCCCATCAGGAGCCTCTGACAGGTGTCTCGCGTCACCTCCGAGGTGACACCGCCGGCCCAGCCCGCCGTGGCCTTCTTCCACCGCCGGCCGTTCCACCACTCGGGGTACTCTCCCGTGAGGTGGAACGTCGTCTCGGCAGCGGCCGTGAAGGTCTTGCCGAGCTGGTTGCCGGCCATGAGGAGGCGCTCGCGGTGCTCGGCACCGAGGCCGTGGAAAACGAGCTGCTTCTCGTAGGGCCGATACAGCTCGATCTGGCGCTCGCTCACCAGGCGCCCGCCCTCGGCCTTCAGGGCCTTCAGGAAGGCGGGGTCGGAGAGGAGCTGCAGCTCCTCCTCCGAGGGCGTCAGGACGGGCGGCTCGGGCTTGCTCATAGGTCGAACTCTGGCTCGGGTTGCCGCTCCTCGGGCAGACCCAAGGCCCGCCGGGCGTCCTGACGCCACACCATCAGGACGGTGATGCCTCCGTCGGCCACGACGTCGTCGGGCTCGTTGTCGAGCAGGCACTGGACGAGGCCGCGCAGCTTGTCGCGCTCTTCCTCGGCGTCCTGTAGCCGGTCGATGTCCTCCGTCTTCATCCACTCGACGCCTTCGCGCGCCGTGAATGACGAAAGGGCATCATCTCGCTCTCGCGTCAGCCGCTCGATCTCGTCGCGGGCCTCTCGCAGGGTGGCGGCCGTGTAGTAGTGGCTGCGCTCCGTCGCCGCCTGCAGGATCAGGTCGTCGATCTTCGCCAGGATGCCGCTCATCGCACGCCCTCCCGCGCGTCCTTGCTGATGTGGTTCGCCAGGTGCAGGAGCTGCCCCATCAGGGCGAAGCGGTCGCGCCAGTAGCCGGGATATCCGTGCGGCACGGTGGTGCGGGCGTCGGCGACGTAGGCGATCGCGATGATCTCGCCGGCACGGGCCTGCTCCAGGAGCGTCTCCAGGGCCTCGACGACGTCGGGGTTGGCCGTGTGGGGGCGCAGGGCGACGGGCTCGGTCATGTGGCGGCCTCCGGCACGGGTGGCAGTTCCTCGGGCAGGTCCACGCGGGTCGCGACGAGGAGGCCCCGCTGGTTCTCGACCCGCACCGTCGCGACGCCGACGCGGGTGTCGGCCAGGTCGGCGAGCTCGTCGTCCGACAGGGGGAGCTGGGGTGGGGGCGGCCACAGCGCGACCTGCACGACCGGCGCGCCGCGCCAGGCCCTCACCGCCTTGCCGGCCGCCCACTCCGCCCAATAGGCCCGGCGCGCCTCGTCGCTCACGGGGCGGCCTCCTTCGGCATGAAGACGTCCAGGCGCAGGCCGTAGCGCCGCCCGCCGTCCACGGACACGAGGGGGCTCGTCTCGATCCGCAGGGCGCCGCCCTGGAAGAGCTCGTCGAGGAGGGACAGGCCCATCTGCCGGTAGGTGTCCCGCTCGATGATGTCCTTCGGCAGGTGGCGGAACTCCAGCCCCGGCACGGCGCGGCTCACGGACAGCGTCCGCACGCGATCCTTCTTGACCAGGGCGTAGTCCGTGCCGGCCAGGATGCGGCGCAGCTCGTCGAGCATCTCGTCCGACAGGACGGAGGTGGGCGTGGTGTTGTCGTTCACGGGTTTGCGTCCCTCTGCTCAAGGAGGCTCCTGATGCCGATCGCGGCGTCGCTGAGGCGCGACACCTGGTCGACGAGCGCCTCTGCGGCCTCCTCGGCATCATCGATCGCCGTGATCAACCTGCCGAAGAAGGCCCTGGCCCCCTCCTCCGTGTGGAAAGGGATCGGCGTCTCCTCCGCGTCGCCCGTGAAGCGCACCTGGACGGTGTCGCGGTGGCGGCGCGCGGTGAGGATGTTCCTGGCGTTCACCAGGAGGGTTCCGTCTACAGTGTGGACAATCACTGGCTCGGCTCCTTGGGTTCGGCAAGGCGGCGGATCCCCTTGGGATCATCCGCGGCGAGCGTGATGGCGTGCAGGGCTTCGCTGACGCGGCCGAGGTTGACGTCGAAGGCGACGGCGATGTCCTGCACCTCGACCTCGCGGACGTGGTGCATGTAGGCGGCGATGATGCGCTCGCGGCGCGTCAGGTCGCGCTTCCGATCAGGCATGGTCGGGGCTCCAGGTGTTAAGACTTTCGGGAACCGTAACCGTATTTTCGCGGGGCGCACAAGTCGGTTGATGCGGGGGTGCGGGGGGTTATGCCGTACAGAGAGCCGGGTCCGCTCTCGCTCCACTCGCCCCCGCCTTCGGCCGGGGGCGGGGGGTTCCGCGCGCCCCCGCCCCCGCGCGCGCCTGGCGCTCGCCCAGCTCGCCCGAGGAGGCGGATAGGTCAGCGATGCTGACTGATCTAAGTCAACCCAGCACGTCGTCGTCCTCGTCGCCGGGTACAGTTTCGGGTACGCTCGCCGCCTCGACGACCTCTCCCTCGATGATTTCCCCAACGATATCAATGGCTGCGGTTGATCTCTCCTGAATACTCGGAACCGCGCGAGGCAGCGCGAGCCTGCCCTGCTCGGCTGCTTCGGCAAGGGCGAGCAGCCGCTGGAGCCGCGGCGCGTCGAGCTGCTCGAGCGGTCCGATCTGGATCTGGCGACGCTCGACAAACATGCCGATCTCCTTACCCAACAGCTCCAGCGCACGGTTCGCTGCAGAACGGTCCTTCTCATCAAGCGCCAGGTCCGCGTTCTGCTTCAGC